CATACATCTGAATATCTCCCGCGCGTGTACACAAGGAACACCCGTAACACCCGGAACAACCCTTGTGCCGTAAGGCTTTCGGCTGTTCCGGGTACCCGTAACACAAAACCAGAACCCGGAACATGACCCAACCGCCCAAAAAACCAATGCGCCAGGCCATGCCAACCGTCGCCGGCTGGATCGATAACCTGCGCGCCGCCTTCGGCGCCGACATGATCGATGCCGCCATCCGCGCCGGCATCGCCGGGCAGCACACCTTCCACGCCCGCGAAGGCGGCCACGAAGTCGGCACGCCGATACCTTACGACCCAGGCAAGGCCGTCAAGCTGTCCGAAACAGTAGTCGGCCCAATGAACCCGCGAAAGGAATAACGCTGATGGATATCTCCGACCGCGCCACCGAACGCGAAGAATTCGACCGCATCATCGCCCTGCGGCAACAATCCGCGCACGCGCCGGATATTCCGGCGACCGGAGAATGCCACAACTGCGCCGCCAGCGTACCGCCTGGCGCACGCTTCTGCGACCGCGACTGCCGCGAAGACTGGCAGCGCGAACAGGACGCGCGCCAGCGCGGCGGGTGGCAAAAATGAAGATAAGCGTCAAGGTCGACGCAGGCGGCGTCATCAAGTCGCTTGGAAACACAGAAAAACAGGTGCACGCCGCGACCATGATCGCCCTGACAAAAACCGCCAAGCACGCACAGAAGGCGATGTATGACGAATTCCGCCAGCAGTTCGACCGACCGACGCCGACCGTCATGAAATCGCTATTTGTCGATCCGGCAAAAAAGGACACGCTGGCCGCGCGCATGTACCTCAAGGACCGGGCGTTAGGCGGCAAGAACACGCGCAGCATGTCGGAAATTCTGGCGCATCACTTCGTCGGCGGCGGTCGCCAGCACAAGCAGCTCGAGGACGTTCTGCGCAGCTATGGCTACCTAGACGCTGGCGATATGATCGTGCCCGGCGCCGCGGCGAAGATGGACCGTTACGGCAACATGAATCGCGGCCAGATCACGCAGATCCTCTCGCAGATCGGGCTGGTGCGCGGCGGCTTCGACAGCTCTCCGACCTCAAGCCGGCGGTCGAAGCGCAATGTCGCCCGCGCCGGCGTCATCTTCTGGTCGGGCGGCCCGATGTCATCGCGCCGCAAACTGGTCGACAAGGCCTCCGGCATTGCCTACGGCACGACCGGCACCGGCGCCACCAACCTGCCGAAAGGCGCATGGATGCGCGCCGGGCGCAGCGTCAAGCCGCTGTGGATCGTGGTCAAGGGCACCAGCTATCGCCGCCGCTTCGACTTCATGCGCACCGGGCAAGCTGCGGTCGACCGCCATTTCGGCAACGAATTCGAAGCCGCGCTGCGCTACGTCAAGGCCACCGAACGATGACCGCGCCAGGCCTCACCCGCCGCCAGTTCGCCCACGAAATCGGCCGCTCGGTAGGCTACGTGCAAAAGCTCGTCGACACCGGCCGCTGCGTGCTCACCGCCGACGGCAAGATCGACGGCCCGGCCAGCCGCGCCCGCATTGCCGAAACGCAAGGCGGCCGCCCGGACGTCGCCGAACGCTTCGCCGCGCAACGCCAGCCCGCCGCCGCGCCGCTGCCGCCCGGCCCGGACATCGACGTCGGCCACACCGACGGCAGCAGCCGCGCCAGGGCCAAGGCGCTGCTCATGCACTACGAAAACTCCACGCTCAAGCTCGAAATGGCCCTGCGCCGCGGCCTGCGCTTCGAGCGCGCCGCCGTCCGCCGCGAATCCACCGGCCTCGGCGCCATGCTGCGCGCCGGCATCGAGCGGGTGATTGACCAGACCGCCCCGCGCCTGGCCGCCTGTTCCAACGACCTGCAGCGCCGGCAGATCCTCGACAAGGAAATCGCCCGCCTGCGCCACATCATCAAGCGCGAAATACCGCGCGCCCTGCGCCGCATGCGCGCCGAAACCGCAAAACAACCGGAGGCCACCGCCTAAATGCAGATCGAAACCCTCGCCATCGACCGGCTCATCCCCTACGCGCGCAACAGCCGCACGCACTCCGACGCGCAGGTGGCGCAGATCGCCGCCAGCATCAAGGAATTCGGCTTCACCAACCCGGTGCTGATCGACGCCGACGGCGGCATCATCGCCGGCCACGGCCGCGTCATGGGCGCGCGGCAGCTTGGGCTGGCCGAAGTGCCGTGCATCCGGCTCGGCCACCTGACCGACGCGCAGCGGCGCGCCTACGTCATCGCCGACAACCGCCTGGCGCTCAATGCCGGGTGGGACGAAGAAATGCTCGCGCTGGAAATGCGCTACCTGATGGACGAAGGCTACGACGTCGGCCTGACCGGCTTCCAAAACGACGAAATAGACGATCTGCTGGCCGGACTGGATGGGACAAAAAAAGGCTTGGCTGACCCAAGCGATATTCCGCCTGTGAAGCCGCCTCCGATAACACAGCCTGGCGATGTGTGGCTATTGGGCAAACATAGATTGATGTGCGGAGACTCAACGAATAGAGCAGATGTCGACAAACTCACGAAAGGCCTAAATGCAGCCGTGTGTCTGACCGACCCGCCCTATGGTCTTGATGGTCACGCTACCGCAAAAAACGATTACGACAAATTCAAAGACACCGAAGAAAACGTCAGGGCGCTGGCCGACGGATGGCTACCTATCGCCAGAGAAATCTGCGGCTGCGTCGTTTTTTCCTGTGGTGTGACTAGGCAGTGGCTATATCCAGTTCCTGATTGGGTGATGTGCTGGTTTTACGGTGCAGGCCAGGCGCGTAGCAAGTGGGGTTTCAATTGTTGGCAGCCGTTTCTTGCATATGGCGCTGACCCGTCGCTAAAACTTGGGCACGGCTGTCGGCCAGATGCCGTCAACGCAAACACGCCAGCAAATTCAGCGCATCTGGACCATCCATGCCCGAAGCCTGTTGATTTATGGCTTTGGTTTATTGCGCGCCTGAGTTTCAAGCAGACTGATATTTTCTATGAACCATTTAGCGGCAGTGGAACAACGATTATTACTTGTGAGCAAATGTCGCGCCGCTGCTACGCGATGGAGTTATCGCCGGATTATTGTGACGTCGCCGTCCGCCGCTGGCAGCAATTCACCGGCAAGCGCGCCACGCTTGAATCCACCGGCGCGGAGTTTCCCGGCTAAATGGCCTCCCTCGCCGACCTCCAAGCCGAGCGCGAGCGCCTCAAGGCCGCTAACGCCAAGGCCGTGATCGCCACCCTGATGGACGGCGACGTGGCGCGGCTGTGCTTCACCTCGCCCCCTTACGGTAACCAGCGTGACTACACCTCGGGCGGCATCGCCGATTGGGATGGCCTGATGCGTGGGGTCTTCGCCCATCTGCCGATGGCCGAAGACGGACAGGTGCTGGTCAACCTGGGACTGATCCACCGCGACAACGAGGTCGTCGCGTATTGGGACGGCTGGCTCGGCTGGATGCGCCAGCAGGGTTGGCGGCGCTTCGCGTGGTACGTCTGGGATCAGGGGCCGGGCATGCCCGGCGACTGGGCGGGCCGCTTCGCACCGAGCTTCGAGTTCGTCTTTCACTTCAATCGCGAGGCACGCAAGCCGAACAAGATCGTGCCCTGCAAGCACGCCGGCCAGGACTCTCACCTGCGCGCCGATGGTTCCTCCACGGCGATGCGCGGCAGGGATGGCGAGGTGGGCGGCTGGACGCACGCGGGCCAACCGACGCAGGACACGCGCATTCCCGACTCGGTGATCCGCGTGATGCGCCACAAGGGCAAGATCGGCCAGGGCATCGACCACCCGGCCGTGTTTCCGGTCGCGCTGCCGCAGTTTGTGATCGAGGCCTACACCGACCTCGATGACATTGTGTTCGAGCCCTTCGGCGGCAGCGGCACGGCGATGCTGGCCGCCCAACGCACGGGGCGGGTCTGCCGCAGCGTGGAGATCGCGCCGCAGTATGTCGATGTCGCCCTCAAGCGCTTTCGCCAGAACCATCCGGACGTTCCGGTCAGGCTGCTGGCCACCGGCCAATCCTTCGACGAGGTCGCCACCGAGCGTCTGGCTGCCACGGAGGCGCAAGCATGACCATCTCCTGGCTCGCCGAGAAGATCGAGCAGTGGCCGACCGCGCGGCTGGTGCCCTATGCCCGCAACGCGCGCACCCATACCGACGCGCAGGTGGCGCAGATCGCCGCCAGCATCAAGGAGTTCGGCTTCACCAACCCGGTGCTGATCGACGCCGACGGCGGCATCATCGCCGGCCACGGCCGCGTCATGGCCGCGCACAAGCTGGCCATGGACAAGGTGCAGTGCATCCGCCTGGCGCACCTCACCGAAGCCCAGCGCCGCGCCTACGTCATCGCCGACAACAAGCTCGCGCTCAACGCCGGCTGGGACGACGCCATGCTCGCGCTCGAAATGCGCGACCTGATGGACGAAGGCTACGACGTCGGCTTGACCGGATTCGACCTCAAGGAAATCGACGCCCTGCTGGCCGGGCTGGATGCTACGCCGGAAGGTCAGACCGACCCCGACGCCGCGCCGGCGGTGCAGGCCGAGGCGGTGACGCGGCCGGGTGATGTGTGGCTGCTCGGCAAGCACCGGATCATGTGCGGCGACAGCACGGACATGGGGGCGATGGCGTTACTGATGCGCGGTGACGTTGCGGACGCCTGCTGGACCGATCCGCCTTACAACGTCGCCTATGAGACGGCGGCCGGGAAAATTGACAACGACGATATGTCAGACGCCGATTTCCGAAAATTCTTGAGCGGGTTTTATCGTGCTACCCACGCGGTGATGCGCAAAGGTGCGGCGATTTATGTCGCGCACGCCGACACCGAGCGTGCCAACTTCACGGCCGAGTTCAAGGCGGCGGGATTCAAGTTGTCCGGCGTCGTGATCTGGCGGAAGGATTCACTGGTACTCGGCAGGTCTGATTACCAGTGGATTCACGAACCGATCCTGTACGGATGGAAGGAAGGGGGTGCACACAAGTTCTACGGAGGCCGCGCGCAGACCACCGTAAGCGATGCGGGCACGAGCGGTTCGCCGTTCGTGAAGCGTTCGGATGGGAAATGGCAGGTGACCATCGGCGAAGAGGTGATGATCGTCGACGGCAACGCCAAGGTCGAATGGATCGAGGATTCGATCATGCGTGAGCTGCGGCCAAAGCGGAACGACGTGCACCCGACCATGAAGCCCGTTGCGCTGATCGAGCGGATGCTCAAGAACTCGGCGAAGCCTGGCGCAATCGTTGTCGATCCGTTCGGTGGCAGTGGATCGACGCTGATCGCCAGTGAGCAGCTCGGCATGAGCGCGCGCCTGATGGAGCTTTCGCCCAATTACGCCGACGTGATCGTCCGCCGCTGGCAGCAATTCACCGGCAAGCGCGCCACGCTTGAAGCAACGGGCCAGCCTTTCCCGGAGCCGTCGGCGCCATGACCCAAAGCCGCCGCCAGTCGGCCATTGAAAGCGCCGCCAACGTCGCCATCGGCTACGGCGTGGCCGTCGCCAGCCAGATCGCCATTTTGCCGCTGTTCGGCGTGCATCTGCCGCTGGCCGACAACCTGGCCATCGGCGGCTATTTCACGGCCATCAGCTTGGTGCGCAGCTATGCCGTGCGCCGGCTTTTTAATCGGCTGCACGCATGGCATCACTAGCCGACCTCCAAGCCGAGCGCGAGCGCCTCAAGGCCGCCAACGCCAAGGGCCAGATCCTGGAGGCGGAAATCCGCCGCCTCAAATTCATCATCAAACGCGAAATTCCGCGCGCCCTGCGCCGAATGCGCGCCGAAACCGCAAAACAACCGGAGGCCACCGCCTAAATGCAGATCGAAACCCTCGCCATCGACCGGCTCATTCCCTACGCGCGCAACAGCCGCACGCACTCCGACGCGCAGGTGGCGCAGATCGCCGCCAGCATCAAGGAGTTCGGCTTCACCAACCCGGTGCTGATCGACGCCGATGGCGGCATCATCGCCGGCCACGGCCGCGTGATGGGCGCGCGGCAGCTCGGGCTGGCCGAAGTGCCGTGCATCCGACTCGGACACCTGACCGACGCGCAGCGGCGCGCCTACGTCATCGCCGACAACCGGCTGGCGCTCAATGCCGGGTGGGACGACGCCATGCTGGCGCTGGAAATGCGCGACCTGATGGACGAAGGCTACGACGTCGGCCTGACCGGCTTCGACCTCAAGGAAATCGACGCCCTGCTGGCCGGGCTGGACGCCACGCCGGAAGGCCAAACCGACCCCGACGCCGTGCCGGAACTACAGGCCGATCCGGTGAGCAAGCCGGGCGATGTGTGGATCTTGGGTAAGCATCGGGTTGTTTGTGGCGATGCAACATCATCGGATGATTGGGCTAAGCTCGAAATCAGCAGGCCCGCAATGGTGTTTTCGTCGCCTCCCTATGGAGTTGGCGAGAACGCAAAGCTTCGTGATAAGTATGTGAAAGGCGCCGACCATCGGAAATCGCTGTATTCCACGCATACCGACTCGGCTGTCGAATGGCCGCAACTTATGACTGGCTGGACTGTGTTGGCATTGGCCGAGACTGATTGCGTTGTGTGCAACATACAAACGCTGGCGAACAACAAGCGAAACCTGGTTCGATGGACGGCGGAATTTGTCGATAACTTGGTGGATGTGGTTGTGTGGGACAAAGGACATGGTGCTCCGCAGATGCAGCGCAACGTCCTGACAAATTCGTTTGAGTGGGTTTTTATTATGTCTCCAGATGGCGATGCGTCACGTTCGATTCCTCTCGGTGACTTTCATGGCACAGAATCTAACATCGTTCGTATAAGCGCTGCGCGATCTCAAGAATTCGCCAAGGTTCACGGCGCGACGATGCCGGTCGAGTTAGCGGAATGGGCAGTCACATCGATAGGACCGAAGGCAAAGACGATTGTTGATCCGTTCGCGGGGACGGGGACGACGATGATTGCCGCCGAGAAGCACGGCAAGTCCGCAAAGCTGATAGAAATGGACCCGCTGTACGTCGACATCATCGTCCGCCGCTGGCAGGACTTCACCGGCAAGCGCGCCACGCTCGAAGCCACCGGCGCGGAGTTCCCCGGCTAAATGGCCTCCCTCGCCGACCTCCAGGCCGAGCGCGAGCGTCTAAAAGCCGCCAACGCCAAGGCCGAGTTCGACGCCGCGCTGGCCGAAACCTGCGCCGGCGCCGACCTCATGGCGGCCGGCAACGCGGTGCGCCGGCTGCTGCTCGACGCGCTCGATGCCGCCGGGTCGGATTTCGTCTCGGCCATTGCCGGCGAGCGCGACGAGACGCGCGTGCATTACCTGCTTTCCGAGGCCGCGCACCAATGGGCCACCGCGCTCGGCGAAAAGGCCGCGGCCGCCACGCCGATGCTGCCCGAGGTCGGCGACCGCTTCCGCCGCGGCGTCAAGCCGCGCGACCTCATCGCCGTCTCGCAATGGGCCGAGCGCCACCGCGAGCTGCGCTCCGGCACCAACGCGCCGGGGCCGTGGCACAACGCGCTGACGCCCTACCTGGTCGAGATCATGGATGCGCTGTCCGAGCATTCCAGCGTGCGGCAGGTCACCTTCATGAAGTCGTCCGGCGTCGGCGGCACCGAGGCCATGTTCAACTGGATCGGCTACCTGATGCACCACCTCGGCAACAAGGATTTGCTGTGCGTGATGCCGACGCTGGAACTGCGCGACCGCTCGTTCAATCCGCGCCTGGCCAAGATGATCGACGAATCGCCGGCGCTGGCCGGGCTCGTCAGCACCGCCAAACGCGACCGCGCCAACCGCGGCGACCTGCTCGAATACGGCGCCCGCTCGCGCATCA